TAATAAAATGTGCTAACCCATCTATCTCATAAAGCTCAATGAAGTGCTTTTTGTGGAACTCGTTATTCTCTTCGTTGATCAGTCCGTTAATGTATGCAATCTGCCTATCATCCAAAATAGGATTCTTAAGATCCATTAACTTGTAATGGTTGAGTAGGTTCTGTTTTGCAAATAATACCCGGGCATAAATCTGATGCTCTGTTAAATGATCTTCAGCATAATCGAAGATATCCTGCATTGACATCGGAACATCTAGAATCTCTGGGAATAGTTTTAAAAGCGTCTTCGGTCCTAATCCTTTAATGCCTTCAATCTTATCTGATTGGTCTCCAAGCATTGTTTTGTAGATAATAAAATTATCTGGATGAACCATAAATTCTCTCTTAACGTCTTGTGGTCCGTAGAATACTTTTGTAACCGGTCTGTAGAGAGTTACGTGATCGTTAACCAGCTGAAGGTAATCCTTGTCAGAAGAAACAATAATCATCTGTGAATTAAACCTTCTTGGAAGTTCTCTAGACATATAAGCAATCATATCATCTGCCTCTGCCTTATCAATCATTCCAACTTTGACCGGTAGACACTGAAGGTAATGGATGATCCTGGTTATTTGTCCAACCTTTGCATCATTCTCATCATCTAAAGATTCAAAAGCATCCCAGTTTGTAATTCGGTTAATGCCTCTGTTTGATTTGTATTCAGGTAATAAATTCTTTCTGTTGGTAGAAGATCCTACTCCGTCGAAGACTACGTAAACGCCTGTGGGATTTACCATCTGAATTAATGAACCTAATGATCTAATGAATCCGGCCAGACCTCCAATGTGGGCTCCGTCGTTGTTAGTCATATTGATAGTTGCAAAGTTTCTAAAGAATAGATTCAATGCATCAATAACTAATACGCGGGAGTGAAAATTTTCTTCTGTAGGTACTACCTCGTCTACCTCCTTGATATTATCGAGTAAGGTTTTATATGCTGCTCTCATAACTTATATTAATATAATAAAAAAGCCCCTGCAAAGCAAGGGCTCTTATGTGTTTATTTACCTTGTTTACTTATTACATCTTTGTAGTCTCTTTTTCAATATCTGTGTTGATATTAATAGATTTTGGTCCTCCAAATCCATCTACAGGTGCTGCTAGGACTATTCCTTCTGAATATTTTGGGTTTTCTGGGGTGGGGATAGCGTATATTTTATACTGTTTACCGTTTTGGGTTTGAACAATATCTCCAATTTTATATTTTTGAATAGGTAGATCTTCTTCGATATCCTCATTTACTTTTTGAGAAGATATAGTTAGTTTGTTTTCTACTAAGTACTTTTTTAAATCAAAATTATCCATGGTGATATTATATAAATAGTTAAAAAGCCCCTAAATTAATAGGGGCTCTTAATCCTATTCCGGTTCTTCCTGGAAGTAATTAGGTGTTACATCCTCATAAGCTTCTTCTACTACTGTGAAGTCTCCTCCTCCTAGAATGGCTGACCATTCTTTAGAGTGAGCATCTTTGTAGTTCTTAAGCTGCTTTTCGTCATCGTTTAAGAATCCATGAGGTGTCATAATAATTTTACCTCGAGTTGTAATTCCGTTGATATGATTCTTATCAATCTGAATATTAGTTCTCTTGGCAAATTCTACCTGCTTACCGTCCTTAATTGCTTTAATCTTAGAAGTACCTGCATTCATAATGTTACCGAACGTTACTACAAAGGTAGCATCATACCACATGGCAAATCCTCCTTTGTTCATAAGCTTGGGTTGACCCATTGGTGATTCAGGCTTTTGAGTCCATACTTTGTTTACTACTACCAATGTATTAGTGTATGGTGAAGACTCTTTCCTTGACATTACAATCCGTTGGTTTACTCCATTACCGAACTGAGTTGACATTGCACCTGCATTCCATTCGTTGTTGTTCTTGTTAGAACGTACTGAAAGTTCGCAAGGTACTGAACCGATTGAATCCCAGAGGAATAAAAGGTCATGAGGTAGACTTCCTTTCTTCTGCTCATCAATCAAGTCTAAAATGAATCCGGCAACATCCTCGATTGTATTTAAAGTCTCTCTATCAACGTAGATAAAGAATCCACCGTAATCAAGAACTTCCCCGGTTGTTTCATCAACAGTCTGCTCTACTTTTAATCCCATCTGAATGGCATGCTCCCAGTTCCATTTCATCTCAGTGATAATGAATACCGGAAGTATTCCTGCTTTCTGAGCTGATACTGCAGCCTCAAGCAATGCTGTGGTCTTTCCTGTATCGGAATGACCTCTCAGCATTACAATGTGACCCATTGGGATTCCCGGGATAGATGTTACTTCTTGAAAAGAAGGTGATAACGGAATCCATTCTTGGGATTTAAATTTTACGTTGCTTTTAAGAAGCTTCTTCTCTTTGAACTTATCTAGAGAGAATCCTTTCTTAAGCTCGGCAGACACGGCCTCTGTTAAAGAAGCTTTTTCTTTCTTAGCCATAGTCTATTAGAAAGGTAAATCGTTGTCGTCGTCGTTGAATAGAGAATCGAACTTGTCAGCTTTAGATTCTACTTTCTTACCTTGAGCCTCCAAAGAGAATTTAGTCTCAGGCTTTTTCCAAGGAAGTTCTTCAGCTGCAGGTTTTGCATCATCGAAGTTAGAAGCAGGCTCAGAAGAAATTGCTCCTTCTTCTTCGTCAGGTGCCAACCATTTCTGCAATACAGACTTCATATCGTCGAAAGACATTCTTGAGAATACTTTCAAAGGATCAGGCTGTTCGTTCAAGATAGTTTGCAACAATGCATCATCTTCGGTCAAAGCAGATTCTTTAGTACGTGCACGAACGGTAGTTTTGTTAAAACCGGTTCCTGTGGTATCGGCACCTACTGTAGTCAAGTTCAAGTCACGACCTGAAATGATATCAGTGTAGTCTCCGATATCCTCATCTTCTACCATAGAAAGCAATTCCATGTAGATTTCTTTACCGAAGCCCCAAAGTTTAACACCTTCAGCTTCTTCACCTCTAACAATGATAGGTACAAATACCCTCATTTTAGGATCGAGTTTACGTGCTAGTCTCCAAGACTCTTTGTCTTTGCTTTGACGCAACTGCTTGGCGAATTCAACGATAGGATCTTTCTCACCCCAGTTAGTTGGAGAAATGATTGGATTCTTATCGATGCCATAGTGAAAATACAGCTCCGAAAAAGGATTTGATTTATTGTACGCAGAAGGTACAATACGAATTGTTTGCTTGCCCACGGCAGGTTTCCAGAAGACATTCTTACGTGCCTCTCCGGAAGGACGGCTTTGCTGAGTTTGCAAAGCATTCAGCTTTGCTTTAATTGAATTGATATCCATAAATTGTTTTTATTTCTTACATGTTAAGCAACTTGCGCCACTTCTTTTGAACTTCCCAGGTATCACCTGTTACAAACTCATTAATTTCGGCCATTGCTTTGTTAACATCTTCAAAGGCAATTTCTTTGCATCCTACTCTAACAACACATCCTCTACTTAGGAATCTAATACTAAGTTCGTACTCCTGAAGTATTTCTTGGTTAGATGGTCTCCATTCTTTTGTTTCCGGTGTTTTTGCTTCTTGCTCCATTGATTCTCTACCAATGGCTAGTTCTTGCCTCATCGCTTGTTCTAAATCTTGCATAACTTTATTTTTACTTCTTTATATTTAATATACGTACTAACTGTAATGAATGCAACTTACTTGTTAATTCCGTAAAACGTATTACTACCTTGACCCAACATTGTTTCTGGTAGCTTACCATTCCATTTGTTAATCCATTCAAGCTGCAACAACATCGGTGTGATTGTTTGCTGTTTCAAACGGTTCGCTTCAGCTTCTGCCTTAGCACTCGTCAACATTGCTTGAGCATTACCAGCAGCAGTTGCTACTTTAATTTTAGCTTGTGCTTCAGCAGTCTTAACTTCGTTCTCAGCTCTCAAAGCAGATTGTACTGCATTGTTCTTTGCTTCAATAGCTTTCTTAAATGTTTCTGGATAAACTAAGTTTGATGTAAATTGAGCTAAGATAAATCCTTCAGGTAGCAAATGACTTTCCAAATTCTTTCTAACTTTATTTTCGAACAATTCACGATTAGAAATCAGTTCATCAGCAGTATAACTATTTGCAACAACTCGGAATGCATCATAAACAGCAGTCTTCAAGAATCCAGCTTCAATAGCACCTAGTTCAACACGGTATTTAGTAAAGATATAAGGTACTTTTTCACGCTTTACTGAGTAGTTTAGTAGGGGTGATACATGAAATTCTGAACCATCCTTAGAGTTAATCACAAATGACTCATCTCCGTCATCGCTTTTCTTGTACTCTTTGTGCTGTACGAATGTTGGAAACTCAACAATCTTAGTTGTGAAACGGTTGTAAAACACCCAACCAGTTACTTCGGTTGCATTATCTACTCCCTTACCAGTACCAATCAGATTAACTTTGATACCTACATGACCTGCATCGATTCTTTCTAGACCGATGATTGCGAAACCTGCTATCATTGCTACTCCGAGCATGACAACTACTTTAATTAGTGTGTTCATTTTTTATTTATTTAAGTTTAATTTTTCTCTTTGTGTTTGTTCAATACTTGTTTTTGATTTCTTTAATAAATCTCTAACTAAATAATAATCTTTACTAAAACGGATAATATGTCCTACTGTCTTATGGTCCCAATAATAGCTACTACTATCAGTTACCGTCATAACTTCATAAGGAAACCAAAACACATTACCGTAATCTTTTCTAATTACAATTTTCCCCATTGTAATGGTTTGAGCATCAACATTAATGATAAATGAATTTGGATCAGGATCAGCAACGGCTTTATTCATTAATTCTTTAATCAAACCATCTTTGATAATCCTTTCTTTTTTTCCATCTAGATCTGTATAGAACTGTACTAAGTAGCTTACAACCATAACTACTACACCTATGAATAATAAAAAGAG